AGTGGTAATGACTACGACGGAGGAGCTACGTTCTCCCAAGGGCTTGGCTCAACCCGAGGCGCAGGAGTTTTAGGAAGCGTGACAGCCGCCTGCTGCAGTTGAATGTATTGCAGAGCTTGCTTGTGCTGGTTGAGCTCAGCTGCTAGTTGCTGTGTCTGAGCTTCAGCCCACTTCTTAGCGTTCGTAGTTAGCTCGTCAAGGGCTGACTGGCTGTGAGGGTAAGCAAAGACGACACCTGCGCCTTGCTTAACTGTGATCTTCTGCCCGTTGGTGTTCTCAGCTAGTTCTGAGAGGAACGCGTAAGCCCTATCGCCTGGGATGTTTGCAAGTATACCTAGTTGAATTGGGTCTATCACCCCTCGGTTGGACTCGTACAGAGCAGAGAAGCAGTTAGTGACTCGTGTAGCAACTTCATCGTTGTGTTTCTTTCTGAGCGCACGTTCACAACTGATACCCGCGCCACCAATAAGACCACCTGCGAAAGCGAAAGAGGCACCTACGAACTGAGGAGCGGTGATCGCTGTGGCGACACCAACAGCAGCGCCTGCGACGATAGCCAGGCTGAGATTAGGATTTAACCGGATCATGTTTTTGAAAAGCTGCGTCCCAATGGGTGCTGGTCGGATCTTGAGCGAACTCCACGGGTGAGGGGAGACGATCAGGACCCTTAGCTGCGCGGTCAGATTGTAGGTCATACGCCTTGATACGTAACCCTTTGATGCTCGCTACACCATCGTTCAAGACTATCTTTACATTCTGGAGCTTGAGGATGTTCACCATTGCCTCCTTGGTGCGCTCGACAAACCTGTGCTTTGCCGCCGGCTTGTAGCCACAGGACTTACAGAAGTTCGCGTAGCTCGGATACAGAGCACCGTACGCATTGGCGACATACATACCCTTTTCCGCTTCGTCTGTGTTGGGTTTGCGGGCGCCCTGACCCACCGGGCTGATCGTGTTGGGGGCGTACAGACAGCAGTCATGCAGCCACGCAACGAACTGATTGTTGAAGAGCAGAGCTTCGATGTTGGTTCGGTTGAGTGAAGGGACGTGCTTCGTGGGATTGGCCAGCACATCCTTCATCGTCGCGTAAGGCATCGACAGAGCCCAGGTCACAATGCCACTCATCTCAGGAACGAAAGAACCTTCGATCCGATCGTCGAACACGCTGATCAGCTCCTTGCGCAGGCTCGGATCGACCACCTTGTCCATCACAATCGTCAGACGACGACGCTCAAGACCGCTGCTGGAGTCGTTAGAGGTGATGTGCTCGTTACTCGCGATACAAACCAGACACTCTGGCTTAAAACTGATAATTTCTTTGCCGTACTTGCGCTCAGCACGCAAGGTATCAGAAGCAGACGTCAGCTTCTTCAGGATGTCCATGCGACGGTTGTAGTTCGATTCATCCGTCAGTAGCAGAAGCTTTTTGCCGATCAGGTTGTAGCTCTCAAACTTGTTGGTTTCGATGACTTCCAAGCTCGACGTGTGAGTGCCGTGGAAACCAGCAAGCGCCACCATGAGCTGTTGCATGGTCGACTTGCCGGTGCCACCAGGTCCTACCAGGTGCAGGAATCGTTCACCTGCGGTGTATCCGGTGAGGAGTGCACGGGCGAAGGCCTGGATCAAAACTTCTTGCCCTTTGTCCAAGGCAGAGGTGATCCACCGCATGAACTCAGGACACTGAGCTTTGGCGTCGTATTCGTAAGAAAGCTTGTGACGTAGGTAAAGCTCCTTGTGCTGACCATGTTCGAACTCAAGCGTCGTGGTATCTAGGACTCCATTCTTGAACGGGATGCACCCACGAGACTTCGTCCAGATGCTGCGACGACCACCATCAGCAGACTTCAGCAGCTTGGCCTTAAGGATCGAGAAGACGCTGTTGATCATGGCTGCGTTGTACTTAGCCAGCACACCGGCAATCACGAATGAATCTAGAGCCTTGACGATGCGGCGTTTAATATGTTGTTCGTCTTGGTGATACCAAATATCCTGATCTTCGTCGTAGTGGTAGAACTGATCTAGGTAGCTGTCGTAGATGAACTGGTCACCTTGGTTGGTAACGATAATGTCAGCAACGTCGTTCTCTGAAAACTCCCGGCTCTTTGAACCGCCCTGAAGGCTTACGAGTTGAGTCGGCGTGGAAGGGACGTCCATCTCTTTAGTTTTTGTTTTTGATGTGGGTTTTGATGTAGATACCTCAAGCTCCGGGGAGCTGAGATCAAATTCAGACATGTCGAGCACAGCGTTTACGGCTGCTTCTCGCTTGGCTTGTTCGAGAGCTTCCTTGACCTCAGGCGAGGCGTGGGTATCAAAGACAGACCGGCTGATGCGGCGAATCTTTTTCCAGGTGCCGAGCTCACCCAGCTCGGAAGCCAGGGACACAGCAGGTTGGAGCTCTTCGGGATTCCTGATGGAATTCAGGATCCGGTCGAACTTGCCATCGATGTCGTGCGGGTAACCATAGATATTATAGAACGCATCACGTGCCACAGTCAATGGTGACGTGTTCAGAGCGATGTCGTTCGCACAGCACCAGTTCGACCAGCCCAGCAGCTCCTTAAAAACTGCAGCCATTGTCGAGCTGCGGTCGCCGACTTCCTCGCCTTCTAGTACGGACCGAACAGTGTTCGAGACCAGTCGAGCCAAGTCCATCCCGTTTTGACGGATGGTCACTTGGTTCAGGTACTCAGCAGGATCCCCACCTAGATCGGTTTCATCGGGAGGTAGAGCTGCGAATGCACGGATCGCTTCGTTAATTTTTTCACTGGAGATGAAGCGACCAGGCTGCGCAAAGATCTCTTCAGGCCCCCTGGGTCCGTAGAACAGATTCGGAATCGTTGTTGCGCGGACGTCGGAGCCCGGTATCTGGGCGTAAATCTGCTTACAAAACCACTGGTAGAAAGCAGGGTTTATGACGGTTGTCTCTAGGCCGAACACCAGGCGGAACCGAGGCCACCCATCTGCGGTTGATGGTGAGTAGTAGCCAAGTGTTAAGTACTTTTTACATATGTCTAGTTTTAATGCCTGCTCTACTGTTAGCTCTTGCTTCTGTACTTTGTTACCGTGCTCGTCTTTATGGTCGGCTTGATTATCGATGTCGACAATAATTAAGCCTGCTTTTATTACTCCTGTTGCGTTCTTTTGTCGCTTTCCGTCCTGTAAATGCCAAGCACAAAGACCAGCTTGCTTTCCTAAAACTTCAGTCAGTTCCGAAGTGTCGTATTCGACAGCATCCCAGCCAGAGTTAAAGGCTGCGAAGTTCCCACCGCTCGCGATTTTGCCCTGGACGGGATCAAGGTGAGGGACCACCGACAGGTTTACAGAGCAAATGAACTTCATGGGGTGTCGCTGAGCGCCTCTAGTATGGCCCAAAAACGGGCGAGCGGATCCGAAGAAAAGGTGAAGAACCCTTTCAGGGCCAGCCCTCTGGTGGGTTCGATTCTACGCTGGAGGGTGAAGTTCGTAGTAACTTTTTAAAACCTGGAGCCATCCTTCGCAATCTTTTTCTACTTCTTCAGAGCCAAACGTAAATATCTGAGTGTTGAATTCAGGAATAGCTGTTGTGACGATTATTTGTGTCTTAGCAATTTTAATCCCTAGGCAGGCTTCAGCTGCGAGCTTGTAAGCAGCGAGCTGCAGTCGAGTCTTTTTAGTCTTGAATACGCCTGAGATCAGGGCTTTCTTAGTTTTCTCGTCGACGTTTTGGCTTTTGTTGGGGAATCGAGCTGAGTACGGGCCGTTGCTCGTCTTGAAGTCCGCCAAAATAACCTCGGCGTTTGAGTTCATGTAGATCAGGTCGCAGCACCCTGCGTACCCATGTCCTGTTTCTTCGCTGTAATAATGGATTCTTCCCACACCGTCGTCGCCGACATACTTCGACCAGCGTGGTTGGTTGAAAGGTTTCTCGCTCCAAAGCACGCGACCACCTTCTAGAAGGTCGTCTAAAAGCTCAGGCACTCCATTCCAATACGGCTTGTATTGTTCGGACGGAACCACAAGGAGCCCACGTAGATAATCTTCTACGCTGTTGTGAATCCAAGTTCCCCTGGTAGCTGCAGCATCAGCTACGCCAGGGTTCATCAAATTCCAGTGCGCTAGCTTTTTACGTGTCGTCTCAGTCTGAGTGGCGCTCAGTACAGATGTTACAGATGGAAGAGGTTTAGGAACACCAGCACAGAGATAATGCCGTAAACCGTTGATCGTTACACGTGTATCGGACACAGTTGTAGTGTCAATTCCTCTTCAGCTTAGAACGAACTGGATGCGAATTTACCTTCATCTTCATTATCATCGTCGTCATCCTCGTCATCATTTATGAAGAACTCAGACTTTTGATACTGGTAATCGCGGTTGCGTTGATCGAGCTCTGACATCAAGCACAAAGCAGCCGAGAAACCTTCAACAGTGATCTCTGCGCAATCCTCCGGTGATCGTGCGTTACCCTGATAATCAACGCACTCAGTCAGCAGCTGCTGCCCCACAAGCAATGCAGTGATCTTATCAAGCTGACGGTTGTGTTCGATCTGGAGTTCAATAAGTTGATCTAGTCTCTTGAACAGGCGATTACTCACAGCTTGAGGTCTTGTGGGCGATGCCAGGATACCTCGAAGTCAATGCACGTGTTCACTTGAGCTGCTCCCGGTTTTTGAAACACAAACCACGCAGAAGTTACAGGGTCCTTTGAATTAGTCCCATCCGCACGAAATGATGGCCTGGGGGACAATATCTTAATGTTTGTTAGAGACGAGTTCTGCAAGAAGTCTTCACGTGCCCTCGTGGGCTCCAGGAATGTCAGACGATCTAAGACGCACACACCTTTTCTTGCAGCTTGTAGTCCGCATTCAGTGATCCATTTAGTGTAGTCTTTCATTCCTTGGGTTATAGCGACTACCCAGTCGACCTGTCCTTTCTGTTTAGACCACCATTCAAGGTCTACGATGTTCTCTTCGCAGTTGTTTGTTATTACATCAGTTACGCTGGCCTTTCTTACCTGCTTCTCAAGCGCTCCCTCGGGGTCGAACGGTAAGAGTACTACTCCATCAACCAGCCCCAAGTTACGGATAGGATCGAAGATGTAACGAGGAACGCAGTAAAAATTCGACATGTCGGAACAGTTGCTGGATAAGCTTAAGTCTCACTTAACACTTGAGCAGAAGTTTACCCACCGTGCTTTTCTAGATGGCATCGATAAGCTTAGTCCTAAAGAGTCTCGAGAGGTGTTAGAGGTCGTTTACGCAAACTATTTGATACGAGCAAAGCTCTTAGAGAATATTATAAAGTACTGTATAGCGTATGGTGTCGATCTTCCGTCCTTTGGCGACCTGCTAGAGCTGTAGGCACAAAAAAAGGGACGCTTGACGGCGCCCCTCGTGGTGAACATCCAGGTAGAGCTTAGCTTAGAAGTCGAGACCAGCGGCTTGGAGAGCTGCCTTCTGCTCGTCAGTAAGATCCTTTTTGCTGGAACTCTTCTTGGCGGTCGGAGGCTCCACCTCACTTGCCTTAGCTCCAGGAGCACCGGCCCCTGCGGGAAGCGCTGCCAGACCAGCAGGCGCTGCACCCTCTAGCCGTTTCGGGTTAGCTTCAATGAAAGCTTCCTTAATGGCTGCGTGGTCTTCTCCCAGAGGTAGCTCAACCAAATGAGCGCCGGAGATAGTACTGCGTAGAGCAGACGCCACCAGATCTCCTGAACCAGAATCGAGCCACGCTCCAATATCTTCGATGAGCTTTTGCTCTTCATCCGTTTGAGTAGGACGATCCCGGAACTCTAGAACGTTGTAGTTGATTTTGGCGCCGTCAGCACCAGTCATCGGGTCCCTTTCGTTAAAGGACTTCTGGACAAACTTTGTCTCAGTGATGACTTCGCCTACATTGATACGGTTGTTGTAGAGCGTCTGGAAGTACGAGATGAAGTTCCTTTGAGACGATTTACCACTGATGATGCTAGTGCATACACAGCGAGGTGGAAGCAGACGATGATTAGGTGAGACACCAATGTAAGCAATACGAATAAACTCCTCATGCGATCGCATACCGAGGTTGCCAAAGTACGGCGTGAACCCAAGAAGCACGAACGAAATCGGAATCCCGTTACCGTTGCTGTCGACGATCGCCGCTTCGCTATCAGTATCGGATTTCCAATAGCGGCTTTGAAGATCGATTCGGAGGGTGTGCGGCGGGATTTGACAGAGAATCTCATCAGCCGAGAATTTGCCAGCGATAAACACCATGGTCGTAAATCAGAGAGAGAAGTCCAGTGAACCGAGAGCCGCTGCTGAGACGCGTCCTTTGTCGGGATCTGCAGCCTTGTTGGGCGCGGACTTTGTGCCCTTAGGAAGGTAAAGAACTTTTTCGACGGAGTAGTTCAAGTACTGACGCTCTTCTTTCTCACTCGTGGTGATTCGACCGACAGCGATTGTCGGCGTCCCGTTAGGCAGCTCAGAAAGCTGCTTCGAGAACTTGTCCCACGCTGTAATTTTTGTCCAGGAGGTTTCGGAGCTGTCGGGATCTTGCCAAGCCAACGACCTGTTAGTCACCGTCGAACCGCCGACCTCGCTTTCTTCTTGTTTGGGACCTAAGCCACCACAAGCCATATAAGTATTAATGGCAAGCAGGTCGTCAAAGTTATCATTGGTCACAACCAGCATCGGCTGCATCTGAAGCACACCGTCTGGCGTGGCTTTCGCAGGACCGATGGCGAGGATCGTCTGATCCTCTTTAAGCTTCTTCAGCAGCTTGCCGACGTAGTGGTCAGACTTTTGCGTCAGCTGAACTTTGGTTGCGACTCGTTTGTCTGAGGTTGGGAGCGACTCCGCGATTGCGTTGACGACTCCGTCTTCTTCAAGCGCTTCGTCTTTGACCCGAAGGCCGAGCATCGTGATGAGCATGGTTGAGCGTTCTGTAAATCGTTGAGCGATGTACCTTCAGTGCCTTGGCGATCTCCCTGACGGGGACGCCTTGGCTGGAGAATGCTAGTACCAAATTGGTGTCTGCGTCTCCAAGCTTGGACGCTTTCATCTTCTTGTAAGAGTTGTGGTAAGGGTTGATGCAAATTCGGTTGCCGCACGACGGCTTTACGCAATCGTCTTTGTTGATTTCAAGATAATCTAGTATCAAGGGGCGCACGTAGTATCTCTTACCCATGGCGTAGACGACTGGGTGCCCATTGCAGAGATGGCCTTTCCATACGTCACACTCTTTGTGCTCAAAGTCGCTCGTAGCTAGTCTTCTGAATAGAACGGCAAGAATGCTATCTTTTACTCCCTTGTAGGTCAAAGAGAATGTATCTGCCTGCAACGCTCTAGCAATATCGGAAGCTTGAGCTTGCGCGTGGTTTGAATCGATCGCAGTGACAGCAAGTTCAAGCTTTTTTTCATCACGCCTAAGATCCAGACAGTAACTAGTAGACGTCATTCGGCTGGAAGTCTGCTGCCTCGATGATACGCCTTCGGTCTTCCTCGTTCGCAGCAAAAATGGGGTATAGCCCGAGCCATACCCAAAGTTTCTCAAGAATAAGTTTTTTAAGCTTCACCTTTTAGGTAGCAGCTAATTCAGCTTAGACGTTTTCTCAATTCTTAGCTTTTTTAATTTGTTTGAGAGCTTTCTCTGATAAGTTGACACCTTGTGCCTCAGCAGCCTTTTTAATCTCACCTGGTCGTAGGCCAGATTCCAGTGCACGAGTAACTGCATTTGCTCCCATTGAAGATCCTTGTTGATTAAACTGCTGGATATTCGTCGCGCGAGCCACCTGCGTGGCAGCAGCAGGGGTGAAGGAGATATTTGCCTGACTCGCTTGGGTTCGTACTTGACTCGGTGTTAAACCAGCACCAAGAGCCGAGGTTACGGATTGCATACCTCCCTTACCGGGGTCGCCACCCACAAACGAGGTGTAAGTCGGAGCCGGCTGTCCTTGATCCTGTTGCCCTTGATCCTGTTGCCCTTGATCCTGTTGTCCACCAGATGTGTCAGTCGTTACCGAGGTTTGGGGTCGTTCATTTAACGCTTTCTGCAGATCGCTAATTTGCTGACTTAAGCCTCCAAAAATCGCACTGTAATCTTGGGCAGGCGTTGTCGGCGCCGCTGCTGCAGTTGAAGTCGAGGGAGCGCTTACTTGATTGTCGATGCTGACTGCACTCGGCACGGACTCAGCAAGCTTAAAGATTGCTTCACCAGGTTGAGTTAGCGGAGCTTTATAACGAAGAGTGCTCGGACTCCTTCCAATTCGTTGGCTTCTGATAGCGAATTCTGGGGTGAAGCCTTCGAAACCACTAGTGCCTTCTTCGCCTTCCGCGTCATCGTCGAATAACGAAGCGAGGTCAAGGCCAAACATCTCACCAGCACGCCTAACTACGCGGCGGCCAAAGCGAGTAGATCCCGGAAGCGCAGAAGCTCCTGCGGTAGTACTAGAGGCGGTTGGCGTGGCAGTCATAAAGCTTAGTCGGCCTTAGCTAAGAAGCTTTTTGATGGCCTTAATACGGGGTATTCACAGTATAGGCCCTTTAGGTCTTTAGCTATTTGTTTTGCTCGAAAGTTTTAAAGCCAGTAAAGATAGGAGCTGCTTTTCGCTCTCTATCGTTAGCTTGAAATCCCTTGAAGCCCACGAATGTCGGCGCAGCTTGCGCTCCACCGTACATTCGAGCTCCTTCGTCAGCCTCGGGTTTTGTTTGTCCGTTAGTTTTTGACTTAATACTCTTAAGCTCGGGGTAGTAGTCAAGTAAGACAGAGCTCTTTTCCTCGTTGGCTACAAGGGGTACCCCGAAAAAATCTCCAGCGAATCGGGTAGCCATAGCTTAATACCTCACTATTTCAAGTTTACTTGTTTTCGATGAAGAATCTTTTTAAGTCAAAGCCTGGACCAACAACACCCTTTAGCACACGCATCGTATTTTTTGCTTTTTCGTGGCAGGTGAAGTAGAGCGCTTTATCTCGATTAGACGTGTAACTGACGAGATTACGTCTCTCAGTGTCCAGACAATCACTGACGTACATAGAGTCTTTTATAATTACCCACACCTCTTGGAAACGCAGTAGGGGCATTGCCTTGGTCTCGTCGAGGGTGTACAGTCTCGATCCCAAGGCTACCTTTTTTATGGTTTTCTTGACTACACATTTTTTAGTCTCTTCTGTGTTTTTTTTGGTTTCTTTACATTCTTGAGCTTTGGGTAGCTCAAGCTGTCTTTTTAAGCTACGGGCTTTGTTTGCCGCTTCGAGTGCGCTGCTGTACACCTCTACGGTCATGCATACACCCGAGCTCATACGAACACAGCCGACATAACCTGCTTCAGTCTTAGCTGTAAATATATCTTTGTGCTTGACTACATCTAAGTTCAGTATCTCTACCGACTGAGTTGCCTTCTTTTTGGGCGCTTTTGGTGCCTCCTTTTTCTCTGGTTCAACAGGATTGACGATCTGAGACGCAGCGTGGATCTTTAGGCGACCTTGCTCGTGCTCCATTGGAGACTTCAAGTGGTCCCAAAGAACAGTCGCGTAGTGCCGGCGGTCTCCCCTCTTGTTTGTTTTGACAAAGACCTCCTTAACGGTACCTACACGAGTCTCGTGTACGTAAGCCGCAACAGTATCCCTTACTTTTTTATCGGCAAAGGGACTGAAGCAGGTGATGCTCTTGATGTTCTCAGTAACCCTATCTCCTACTTTGAATTTACTAGGAGAGAGGGGGCGGGGGCTTTTGATGATTTTACTCATTTTTCGGACCAGGTGTCTCCGTAACTAGCGTCAGCTTTTGAGGGTACTTCTTTCAGGATGGTCTCGGCAGCTTCTTTCATACAGCCTTCGAGAATGTCCTTGTAGTACCCGACTTTAGTTTCGACTGCTTCAAGGACAATTTCATCGTGAACACAAGCAACTAGATGTGCTTCATCTCCTAGGTATGAATTCAGCTTGGCTAATGACAGCTTAAGGATATCAGCTCCTGCCCCTTGAATCAGCGTGTTCGCACAGGCCGTCATGGTGGCGTCGCTGTAGGAGAGTAACCTGCGCCGACCAAGCGGTGTTCGGACATAAGTCCACCCGTCTTCCACCATCGCTGACCTCTCCCTGTGCCACTGCCTTAGGCGTGGGTAAGCACTGTGGAATGACGCATGTGCAACCTTGGCTTCTGACAAGGAAATTATCTTTCCGCTCTGGGCAGCGTAGGTCTTGTACTTCCTGAAACCCATCCCGTACAAAAGAGCAAAGTTAAGTGTCTTACCCTCTTGCCGTTGGTTTTTCTGGACCTCCTCCAGGGGAATTTTGTAGATCAGACCTGCAGTAACCGTGTGCAGGTCGTGCCCCTGCTTAAACGCCTCAATCATCTGGGGGATTCCGATGAGCTCAGCACCTAGACGCAGTTCGATCTGACTGAAGTCACAGATGATCAGCTTGTAGCCAGGCGTGGCAACGAAACACTCACGAAACTCCTTATCGCGAGGGATCTGTTGGGCGTTAATGGCGAACTGATTTTTAACTTTTTTAGCACTTGTCTTCTTAGCGCCGCTGGAGGTGAAGCGCCCTGAGTTCGCCCCATACTGGTTGTAGCCTGAGTGGATTCTCTTAGTAATAGGATTTACATTCGCAATAAGTTTTTCAGCGTGCTCCAGCTGAGTCTCAACTTTGGTGCGCCTTCTGTATAGGTTGAGCAGAAGATCGTCGCTGTCGAACTCTGCGAGCTGGATCTGATTAAGAGTCGATTTTCCTGTTCCTGGATTGACTGGAAGTGCAATGCCAAGTGCTTCGAAGCACTTAGTGCACTGGACCCCTGATCCTGGGTTGAACTCTTTTCGAAGATTCTTTCCGATTGCCAGAGTACCATCGACCTTCCGTGGGAGTTTGAGCTCGGGCGGTAAAGCCGAGTCGAGCTTAGTGCAGAACTCTAATGTTATCTCGTCTAGCTTGGTTTGAATAGCGCTTCTTAAAGCTACTAGCTTGCTAACATCCACGTTAAACCCTTTGTGACACATTAGTGCCACAGGGCGGATGCACTTAGATTCGAGCGAGTAAACATCGAGGAGCGCTTCCTCCGCTAGCTCTTTAAGTTGATCTGCTGCGATCTTCGGAAGTAGGTCTACGTCTTTAGCTGCATATTCGATCTGCTCGATACCTAGATCTTCCTTACTCCAGTCTGAAACCTGTTGTTCCTTGCTTATCTCGATGTCGAGCCGCCTACTTACTACAGCCTTCAACGAACAGCTGACGTCATCAAAGTAAGGCTTTTGTAGCTTCGGGCTTACTTTCTTTTCTTTAAACCCAGCACGCAGACAACGTTCTGCAACATAGGTATCGAAGATTTTACCCTTGTAATCAATGCCGAGTGAGAGTAGAAATTGTAGGTCGAAGTTGAGGTTGTGACCCAACAGCATTTCACGGGATTCGATTAACTCCTTTAAACCAGAAGTATCCTTTATCTTGAACAAGTCCAGAACATAGACAGTCCTATCTTCTACCTTTTCGTCAGTTGTGCACAGCTGCACTAAACGAGGTTTGGAGACGTGCGAATCAAGCCCCGTGGTCTCCAAGTCGAGGCAGAGCTTCGGTATTTGATTTAGTTCGAGTAAAGCTTGCTGAAACGTTTTGTTGTCGGTTGCGTAGAAGATTTTCATGAGAGAAAAAAAGGGGGCATCTTTCGACGCCCCGTGAGATCAGTGGTCAGGCGTTCAAGCAGCGTAAGACTTTTTCTCCCGGATGCGGCTGCTCCAGCGGTGGCTGATGAAGTCCGCAATGTCGCCCCACTCATGAGCCACTTTCCGACCCATGGCAGTCGGGGACACAGCGTAGACAGTCCGACGCAACCGCTTGCTGTTGTCGTTGAGCTCTTTATCTTTGCTTCCGAACTCGATGATCTCCTTCATCTCCACAAGGCCCCACTCCTTCAACAGAGCAGCTCCGTCACGGATTGCCGTATACATCGGCGACGCGTGGTAGCAGGCGTCCCGAGGAACGCTAGGACCTTGGTTCAAGGTGCGGTAGTGACCATCGCCGTCCTTAACGAAACCCCTGAAGCATTGGGAGTCAGGGCTGACGGAACCCCGATAAGCCATGCCGTTTACACAGGATGTGGCAATCTGACGCAAGGTCCTGGAGCGACCGTCGCCAACGCCTTCGAGGATCATTGCAGCGCCGATCGCTTTGAGGCTCTCCATCCTGCAAAGAGCATCGATAGCCTGAGCGGGCTGGTCAATAACAACGCTGGGTTCGATACGAGAGATGCGTTGAGCGTCGGTGCGGCGGTACTGACGCTTACCAGGTGCTGAAACTCCTTCGATCGCGAACCGAGCAGCCAAAGAAGCCAGCGTGGGGTTCTTGGTTTCGACGCTGATTGAGAAGAGCTTTTTAGCGTCGATCATTGCCGGATCGACGTGCTCTGCGATGTCGATCATGATTGCAGCCTCTTTCCCGGCAGCGCTGAGAAGGGCTTTGGCTTCGCTGTTATCCAGCGCTGTGTCGCCGAGTTTAAACTTGAAGTTCATGTAATGAACAAGCTGAACCAGTAAAGACTATCCCTCCAATGCTTGGACCGCAGAGGACTTCAGACTTTCTTAAGGATTGTGTTGTTTTTGCTGCCTGGCCGACACACTCAGCATCAAGCTCACGTTGTCGTACCACGCGATCAGGTCAGAAGCTATCTGTAAGGCCATTAGATCAAAGTCATGCTCGCTGAGCATTAGCTGCATCTCTACGTCCGCTCGATTGCCTAGATTCCGTATCCCGTAGTTTTTATAAAGAAAACCGCTCAGGATGACGCAATGCTCTGTCACATCTTTGTAAACGAGGCGCGTAGCGTTGATCAGTTCTGTAGTTGGTACATATAAGAGGACAGCCTCTCGGAATCTAAAAAGCTCTGGCTCTCCTCCGTGCAGGTTGTGATACGTGTCGTAGAGCTGATGGCCTAACCACTCCTCCAGTTCGTAGAACTCCGTGGCTGGTGAGTATTCAGACTCCAGTCTTCGAATCGCCGCCGCTTCAGACTGCCTACTCATGGGAGGGGTGACTCTGGCCCCTCAATCTAAGTCGTGTCATCGGGAACAGACCTTTATCGAAGTGCATTTTGAAAGAGGTCAGCGCTCTTGGGATCGTTTGATGTGTCTACAGTGTGCACATAATCACTGAACTCTCTCAGCACACGAGCTTGCCTCCCGATACAAAAGCTGCTCCACTGCACACCGTGTTTTTGTTTGAACGCGTTGAGTCGCCGGATGAAAGGATCCGAGACCTCTGCGTTCCCGTCTGTAATCATCAAAATGTCGGCTTTTTCCACGAAGTTAATCTTCGTGAGCGCATGGTCAATAACCGAGCAGAACGATGTTCCGCCCCTTGTTGTCCAACTGAGCACGAAGTTAAGCAGACGTTCATTGTCTGTCCGATCCTTCTCCAGGTGGATGCTCTTCTGCACGACCGTGTCGAACAGGTGGATGTGCGTCGCACGTTTCTGCTTTAAGCATTCTTCCGCGACTACATAGGCAATCGCCTTAGACCACAGCTCACACTCTCCTGCCATCGAGCCGCTGATGTCGATGTACAGAACCACTGGACCCTTGTCCAGCTCTTTAATCTTTGCTTCGTAATCCTTACAGAGCAGAGTTTTCTGGCTGTACTTGAGAGCAAACAGAGCCCGACCCTGCCCCGTGGCAGCTAGTGCAATCTCAGCGGGGAACGCTTTAGTCACCGTGTCAGAGAACTTAGCGCCAACGATGTCGCTGTAGCTTGTCTGCGATCTGCGAGCTCGTTTGCGGTCAGCCCATGCCTGACGTAAGGCACCCAGTCGACGCACGAGTTCCTTCAAGCCAGGGTTGCTGCTCAGCTTTCTGGCCAGGCTGCGCTTTTGATCTAGATCGTTGAGGGCGATACCCTTACCAGCCTCGCTACCAGCGAGAGCAGCCATAGCTTCTTGGTTATCCTTAGCTGATTGGTGCGCACGATCAACTGCCCTGTCCACCTGGGGCTGCATCTGCTCACTCATCTGCAGCAAGCTTTGCTCCATCTGACGGCCGAGCTCCTTACCCTGTTGGCGCAGCTCAGCAGCCTTGGCGTTGTTACCTTGCTTCTTAGCTTCCATGAACTGCTCACGAATGTCTTGGAGCTGCTGGGCACCTTGACTGAGTAGCTCTGCACCGAGGACGTTGCTCTCGATCTCGCTCATCAGGATTTCGCTGAGCTCGTTGATCACGTTTACAGCGTTGTTGCCTGCGGTGAACTGATCGCCTATTGAGATAGCGACTAGCCGTGGCCATGAGGGAGACTCGCAGACTTGTACAAACAGGCTGTACCAGAACGAGTACTCAGGCTTGTATCCAGCGGGAAGGTCCGGGTTCTCTCCGTTTTGTTTGGCGCGAAAGTAAGATTCAACCTCGTCGAATTTGATGACCGTAGTTACTTGCCCGCCGTTGTACAAGAAGTCGAACAACTCCTTGCCGAAACGAGAGAGCTGTTTGATGTTGTACTTATCCTCTAAGTACTTAACGATGGGGCGGGCGTCGCGAATGAAGTCGTCCCACAAGAAGTCAGAGAGTGCAGAGACAGCGAGCACCAGAGGCTCGTTGTTTACAAGGCGCAGGAACTCGGTGTTTGTTTTCACGAGGAGATGTTGGAGATGGAGCTAGCAACAGATTGCGATGAAGACTCGATTGTCTGTGCGAGTTTTGTAGCGGTCTGACGGGCGTGAGCAGAGATTCGATACTGACCTGATTCAAGAATGTTGTCTAACTTGTTGCTCAGGGTGTCAAGATCTCGGTGCATCTTGCGGAGCTTGCCGACAAGACGATTGAGGTCGTCTACGCTTTTGGATTCCTGAGCGTGCACAGCGTGGTATTCAGTAAGGATCCCGCTGTGTGCTCGCTTGATGCTTTCAAGAAGTTTTTCTGCCGTAGGTACAGCTTGCTCTAGAACTTCTTTAATAACCTGCACATCGTCTTGCGATTGATAAACGATGTGCACGAGTGAGCGGTGTAGGTGTTCCGGGTAGAGCTCCTCATCTCCCTGCACTAGCGCCCAACCCCTCAAGAACTTAAGGATCTGCACGCGACGGCGGTCGCTAATAGTGATTCCTCGGGTGGCCAGTAGGTCGATAACTTGTGAAAAGGAATCCAGGAAATCATCGCTTGCCTGCACAGAGGTGACTTCTTCCTGGATAGCTTGAAGATCTTTGAATGTCAGCTGCGACTCAACAGCCGGACGGGGCTTGATACCCAGAGCCCAGGCATCAAGGCTTCGCTTAGATGTTGGTTTCTTCAGCAGATCTACTGTCGGTCGGAAGAGAAAGCGATCACAGAAAGCCTGAAGAGATTCTTCTTGAGGGAAGCTGTTTGTAGCAGCAACGATTGATTGGATTGGAGTTTCGATTACGTCACGACCATTGTTGAACGTACGCTCGTTCAGGATGGTGAGCAGCGAGTTGAGTACAGCCGAGCTGCCTCTGAAGAGCTCATCAAGGAAAGCTATGTTTGCACTAGGTAAGTAACCTGTTACATCACGAACGTATTCATCTTTGAGCAACTTCGAAACAGCTACAGGTCCGAAGAGCTCACTCGGGTCTGTGGTTGGTGAGAGGAGGTAACCGAAGAACTTTGTTCCGCTGAATCCGTTAGCCACGGCTCGGACCAGTTCAGATTTACCTGTTCCTGGCAACCCGAACAGAAAGCTGTTTTGTTTGGTGATTACAGAAGCAAGCAGTCCGTCGATTACATCCTCACGTTCTAGGAAGCTCGTGTTAAGTGAAGCTCGGAAGTTCTGGAGACTAGAGAAGAGAGTGTCGTTCATGAGTTTGGTTTTGTGTTTGGTTTGTTTGCCTTAAAAGTCAAGATCGTCAGTTGTTTCTGCTTCGATTGTTTTGACCTCGTTGATCAAATCATCAAGGCTTACCTTTTGAGCTTTAACTAGTTCAGCTCGTTGATCGAACAGAGTTTGCAGATGTTTAGCTCGCTGATGGTAAACATCTTTCTCGATCTGAAGCTCGTGGTAGAGCTCATCGAGCTGCTCCTGATTCTCAGCGCTGGTGATCTTACCGAGCAGATCACGGTATATACCAGACAGCGCCAGAGATTTTTTAAGAGACTCCAAGCCACCTGTAGAGTTCCGTGAGTCTACGATTGCTTGTAGCTCACTGCGGATCTCTGCCTTCACGTTCGCATAGTCATTGAACGCTTGGTTCTTGATCTTGGCTGAGTCCGATTGGAGCCTGACACCTACATCGAGCAAATCATTCGATAGCTTCGAAAGATTCTCGAAGCCTGGGCAATGCCGCGTGATCAGTTGCAAAGCCTCTACAGTAATCTGCCAGGAGCCTCGGCGCTTGGCACCACCAGTCTGGCGCTCACCCACCTTACTAGACACACGCACGTCTAGATCATCGATCAACTCAGCCGCTTTAGCTAAGGCACGATCAGCAGCACTTTCACGAGCAGCCTCTAGAACCTGCGTGGTGTTAAAGATAGCAGCCTCCTGGATCGCAGAGGAGATCGAGTGCTCCTCTTTGCTTTCGGATACCTCCATGCTCACAGGATTAGGTCCGACCACAAACACCTGGATCGGATTCTCAAACTCTTGTTTAGTGGGGAAGATGGTCAGGTACGCTTCCTTCGCGAGCTTGAAACCTTCAGCATCATCACGGAAGAGAGGTTCTAGGAAACCCTCAACAGTGTTCGACCATCGGGTGTACTCTTCGAGCCACAGCTCATTCAGCTGTTCGTTGTAGTTGACAGCGTCTGATCGAATCTTGGTGATCCGCTCCATTGCCTCTTCGAAGTAATCCTCGTGGAGGAAGTGCACGTCCCCGTTGTGAATGGTGCACTCGTCGTACAACTTGCGTTGCTCAATGCGCAACAGGTTGAGGAAATCTTTGAGCTTGCCTGAGAGTGTCGGGCGCACAGAGACAGACTGCTGCTTCTCAAGAACATCAATAACAGTGTCGGGTAGCTGGAGATCAACCATCTTGATCTGAGTGCTCTGCCTAACGGAAGCGCTGACAGAGCAGTGAAGCAGGAAGATTTTGTCGTTGCTCATGATCACTTAAGGCGGCGGAAGACGGCGGTGATTTTGTCAGTAACTAGATCGACAGCGCCAGTGAGATCAAGCTGCTTGATCAGGCTGTCGCGCTCAATCTTGGCGATCTTGAGCTTGCGTTCGAGATCGGCAATCTTCTCGTTGAGCTTCTCGATCTTTGAGTGAGGCGAAGGGCTGCGATCAATCCGAACAACGATGTTCGTACGGAACTCAGGGAACTTGAACAGCGAATCCTCTCCCTTGAACACTGAGAGATCTAGACCGCCGTGCTCCGCGTGGCAGAGCATCGTAGTCAGATTGCTGCGTGCCGCTTCGTACTCTGTGCCGAAGCTTCCGTTGAGCTCCGCCAGAGCGATGTCGCAAGCATCGTAACGCTCGGCGCTGATGCGTCCCTGCTCGATCAGGGATTGGGTGGTGACCTTAGCCATGTTGATGTGATGAAGGGGACGCACCGCGTTGAGGGCCGGTGCCGCCCATGCAGAGCAATGTACATCCTACTGCTCACCTTGTCAACCCCTAGGCACAGAGTTATCTTTGGTGAGTTGGAGGTGTAGTAAGTTCAACTTTTCTTAATAGTAAAACTTTTTCTAAGGAATAGATTAGCAACAAACTTGGACTCACTAAATACTATTTATCTTTCTCAAATGTGTCTCAGTTCGTGAGTCTCAAAGACTCACCTCAGGTACTACAAGAGTCCTTTAGAACGTGAGACTTTACCATCAAAGTTGTAGCGTCCGGTGTATCTGTAACTCGTTTGAGGTACATCAGACATTTCCGTGAAGATTATTTGCCCGCACCTCATGCCAGGCCATAACGGGAACGCGGAGAACTGCTTGGCGTTCTTGAACTCCAGAGTCAGCACCGAGTTGTTGAACCCAGGATCGATGTAGCCGGCTAGTAAGTGCTCCAGACCAGCACGAGCTAGCGAAGACTTAAGCACGAACTGGGCTGAGATGAAATCAGGGATGTTAAAGATCTCAGCCGTCTCAGCCAAGATGAATTCGTTAGGCCGGAGCAGAAAGGGATTCTCCCTGGTGTGTTCTGAGATCTTCATTGGAAGAAGCCCCCCGTCCTCAGTCTCAACGTAAAGATTGGTGCCGAGTGTTACATCCAAACTGGCCGGGTTGATCCGCGTGGGATCAAAAGGCTCAATCATGCCACCTTCGCAGAGAGCACGAATCCGCCAGTCAGGTAGGACCACAGACATTGAGAAAGCTTCAGTGAGGTTAGCCTAAGTGGCTGTGAATTTC